ATCTCATGCTGCTTCCTTCTCTTTGGCTGTGTTCTCCCACGTCAGTGGCTCCCACGCCTTGCCTTGCAGTGCGTTGTCGATGGTGTTGTAGGACCAGTGCCCGTTCCAGAAGAGGTAGACGTACTGGCACCCGCTTCCGTCGGCCAGCCATGCAAGGTGAGACAGCGTGTCGGCTGTGGCTGGCTTGACCGTGTCCCAAGGCTCGCCGCGATCGCGGTGGTATGCCACGGTCGTGCCGGTCTCCCCCTCGTCAAAGCTGTGCGCCTCTGGGTTGATCGGCTTGGCGCGCTTGCCCAGCGATGACAGACCGCCGAGGCGGATCAGCTCGCGTGCCTTGGCCTTGGAGCTGTAGTGCTCAAGCAGGATGCGGCCGTTGTGCGACGGGTAGCCGTCCCAGTGGCAGTAGCTGCCTGTGAAGTCGCCCTTCGGGTTGGCGACGATGATGAATGAACGTGTGGCCATGTTTACTCTCCTTTAAGTGTGATGATGATTGCGTAAACGCTCAATGCGCCGACGCATAGAAATGCGAGGGTGGATAGGAAGTGTGCGGTCATGCTGCGGCCCCCGTTAGGTTGTCAGGGTACACGCGGATGCCGTAGTGATCGGCGTCGTGGCGCTCGATGGTGTTGGGGTAGAAGATGGTCGGGTCGACCCAGCGGAAGCCGCCTCCGTGTGCGCTGGCGCTGGTCGTGCGGGCACCGGCTGGCACGGTGACGCTGCCGCCGTGGCCGAAGGTGTGGGTGAATGTCTCTTTGACGTACATGTGATGTGCTCCTGATTAGTTGCCGCGAAAGCGCGGGTGGTTGGTGACGAAATTGCGGAAGGCGGCCAGTGGCAGGTTGGCCACGCGCTTGAATTCGGCCCACTGCTCTGCGCTTGGGCCGTGATAGCCAGACGAGATCTCGCAGTGGCGGTCCAACACGACGCACTTGTCGTCGTCATTCAAGATGAAGAGGCCGTTGTGCTCTGGTCCGATGAGACCGAAGGCGTTGTACGCACCGGCGATGCCGATGATATAGTTGGTGCCGCCGATGTTGTAACGACGCGCCGCGCCGTCGGCGTGGAGGTAGTTACCGATTTGATTGGTGATACCGTTGCTCATGTGATGTGCTCCTTGCTGATAAGGGTGGGGGACCGAAGTCCCCCGGTTGGTGTTAACGGCTGAGGATCTTTACCGCACCGCGTGGGCCGACGGTGAAGTGACGCTTGCTGCGTCCGAAGACGGAAGCCAGCGTGCCTTCGTCGCCAGCAAGGCCGGTCTCGACATAGACGGTGACGCTGCGGCGGTTATCGAAGCGCGTGACCGACAACTTCTTGATCTCGAAATCTGTGAAGGTGATCGAGCTAATCAGGCGGTCGGCTGCGCGGCGCTGAGATGAGTTAAGATCGTCAAGCGAAATCTCAACGGTGGCGGCTGCGAACTCTGCAAGCAGAGCGTCGAAGGCGTCGAGTTCGGCGTTGATGGTGGCTAGGTCGGTCATAATTTTTACTCCGTTTCTTCGTTGCTGATGAGGTACCCTTAAAGAAGGTTTGAGGGTATGTAAACCCACAAAATGCATTTTATTTGCAACACGTGCATTTTTTTACTCGTGTTGCAGATTTGAGGGTAGTGCAACGCGATGCAACACGAGTAATTTATTACCAGTGCCGCATAAATGCTGGTGTTTTGGGGCGTGCAACGCGATGCAACACGATGCACCATTTAGTTCGTGTTGCAGCTGCAACGCCACCTGCAACGCCGAGGAGGCCTCTAGAACTACGTTCTAGGCCCTCTCGCGTTGCATGTTGCACGCGTTGTGCGTTGCGTTGCGGTGTATGAAAAGTTGACCCTCTCGTGATGTAAATTTGGTGGCACCCCTTGTCAGGGTGTTTCGCAAAGCGTATGTTGCGCGCTTACTGGTAGTACTGCCTAATAGAGCGGAGCATGCAGACAGATGAGTAGCCCACCCAAAGTGAAGAAGCCGATGGGCCGTCCGTCTTCGTTCTCGGAAGAGATATGCGCTGAGATATGTGCGCGTTTGAGCGAGGGCGAGAGCCTGCGCTCCATCTGTCGCGACAGTCACATACCGCACATGGTCACCGTGCTGCGTTGGGTCGGCAGCGAAGAGCACGTAAACTTTCGCAATCAATACGCGGAAGCTCGTGCAGTTGGCCTCGAGCACAAGGCCGACGAGATCCTCGAAATCGCAGACGCAGAGATTGCCGCAGGCGACAGCACGGCCGTGGCGAAGCAGCGCCTGCAGATTGACGCACGCAAGTGGGTGCTGTCGAAGCTCGTACCGAAGAAGTACGGCGACGCGGCGACACTGAGCATAGGCAACAAGGACGACAAGGCCTTCGCAATCGACGCGAACGTCGACAACATCGCACTGACCAAATTGCTATCGAGCGTCGTGGCCGACCAGCCGGGCGCTGACGAGACTGACGCGGAAGCCTGATGCCTCCGCAGCACGACATCACCGACACGTTCCGTCGCATGACGCTTGATGACCTCACGCCCATGCAGCGCGTGCACCTTGACTGGCAGCAACGCTGGCGCAGGACGGCGCGCGCCAATCAGTTCGTACCGCGCACGGACTGGACGGAGCTGGGCGTCCTCGCGGGTCGCGGCTTCGGCAAGACGCGCGTCGGCGCAGAGTGGTTAACGCGTGCAGTGTTCGAGGACGAAAGCGGTTTCGATAGCTGCGTCATCGCGCCGACGTATCAGGACGTGAAGTTCACCTGCTTCGAGGGCGAAAGCGGCATTCTTAACGTACTGCCCAACGCCCTGCTTGCAGATTACAACAAGTCAGATCTTGTCATCAAGATGTACAACACGGCGGGTAATATCTGCACGATACGCGGCTTCACGGCTGAGAAGCCCGAGCGTCTGCGCGGACCGCAGCACACGCGCGCATGGTGCGACGAGCTGGCCGCGTGGCAGTACGACGAAGACACGTGGGACATGATGATGATGGGCATGCGTCTGGGCGACCGGCCGCAGGTGCTGTGGACCACGACGCCCAAGCCCAAGGAGCTCATCCGCACGCTGACCACGCCGAAGGCCAACCGGCTCATCGTTCGCGGCTCGACGTACGACAACCGAGCGAACCTGCCGACGACCTTCTTTGATAATCTGGCGCAGTACGAGGGCACAACGCTTGGGCGACAGGAGCTTTACGGCGAGCTGATTGACCCCGAAGAGAGCGGCATCATCCAGCGCAGTTGGATTAACCTCTGGCCCGCAGACAAGGCGCTTCCCAAGCTCGACTTCATCATCATGTCGCTCGACACGGCGTACACGGAGAAGAGCCTCGACCGTAAGGGCGACCCAGACCCGACGGCCTGCGGCGTGTGGGGCCTGTTCACGTACAAGGAGATGAGCCACATCATCTTGCTCGACTGCTGGGAAGACCATCTCGGCCTGCCCGACCTGATGAAGCGCGTGAAGAAGGAGCTTCAGGTGCGCTACGGCGACGACGAGGACACGGCGCTCATCAAGCCCATGTTCGGCAGCGGCAAGCCACTGTCCTCGGGGCGCAAGCCCGACCTGCTCCTGATCGAGGACAAGGGCAGCGGCATATCCCTGCGCCAGATGCTCGACCGCGAGGGCATACAGGCCTTCGCATACAACCCCGGACGCGCCGACAAACTAAGTAGATTACACATGGCATCGCCCATCTTCGCGCAGCGACGCGTCTGGATGCCCGAGAGCGACAAGAAGCCGGGCAAGGTGCGCTCGTGGTGCGAGCCCGTCATCCACCAGCTATGCAGCTTCACAGGCGAGCGCAGCATCAAGCACGACGACCACGTCGATCAGACCACGCAGGCGGTGCGCGTCCTCATGGACAAGGGCCTGCTCAAGCTTACGAAGCCACCGAAGCGCAGCGAGGGTGACAGACCCGCGCCGAAGGTGTACAGAAACCCGTACAGTCAATGAAGGACGACACAATGGACGAAGACGAGATGCCAGAAGGCGAGTACGTGGATCTGCCCGACGTCGACGACGATGCCGTCGAAGACACCGAGGACGGCGGCGCGATTGTGCGCATGGACGACGACGCCCCGCCCAAGGCCGAGAACGAGTTCTACGCCAACCTTGCCGAGGACATGTCCGAAAGCGAGCTGGGCAGCCTGTCGAGCCAGCTCCTCGACCTGATTAGCAAGGACAAGGACGCGCGCAAGAAGCGCGACGAGCAGTACGAGGACGGCCTGCGCCGCACTGGCTTGGGCGACGACGCCCCCGGCGGAGCGCAGTTCGAGGGCGCGTCGAAGGTCGTGCACCCCGTCATGACTGAGGCATGCGTCGACTTCGCGGCGCGCGCCATGAAGGAGATATTCCCGTCAGGCGGCCCAGCCAAGGACGCGATCAGCGGCCCGATGTCGCCAGAGAAGGTCGACAAGGCAAAGCGCAAGACGAGCCTGCTCAACTGGCAGATGACCGTGCAGTGCCCAGAGGTACGCGCCGAGCTCGACCAGCTCATGACGCAGCTACCGCTTGGCGGCGCGCAGTATCTGAAGCTCGGCTGGGACACGCCGCGCAACCGGCCGACGTTCCTGTTCGTGCCGATTGACGACATGCTCCTGCCATACGCAGCGACGAACTTCTACACGGCGCAGCGCAAGACCCACGTGCAATATATTACCAGTTTAGACTATCAAAACCGTGTGCGTGACGGAATGTACCGCGACGTCGATTTGGCACCGTCCAGCATGGAGCCCGAGCAGTCCGTCGCAGGTCAGGCGAACGACAAGATCGAGGGACGCGACGCCACCAGCTACAACGAGGACGGCCTTCGTATCGTGTACGAGAGCTACGTCACGATGGAGATCGAGGAGGGCGAGGGCAACGCGCCGTACATCGTCAGCGTCGACAAGACGACTGGCAAGGTGCTTGCAATCTACCGCAACTGGGACGAGGAAGACGCGGCACGCGACGAGATGTACTGGTTCGTTGAGTTCCCCTTCATCCCGTGGCGCGGCGCGTATCCAATCGGCCTGCCGCACATGATCGGCGGCCTGAGCGGCGCGGCCACTGGCGCGTTGCGTGCGCTGCTCGACAGCGCGCACATCAGCAACAGCCAGACCATGCTCAAGCTCAAGGGCGGCACGGCAGGCGGACAGTCGCTGTCCATCCAGCCGGGCCAGACCGAGGAGATTGAGGGCGGCCTGAACGTCGACGACGTGCGCAAGCTGGCCATGCCTCTGCCCTACAACCA